AGCTATACCCTGTCTTATATTAGCTGCTAAAGTCGCTATCGCTGATTTCCCAATACTCATTGTATAATCCTACCTTTAACTGAGGAAAGCCAGTCACCGTCCCTTGAGTCGCCTTTAAACGTGACCACTTGTATCTTATAAAGCCCTTCCGCCGTGGTTCTTTTTATGTTACGGAAAAACAAATTACCAATAGTAACCTCAGCGTTTAACGACTCAATAAGAAAAGCCCGGTTAGGAAGTAGTCTAGGATTTAGCAACGTGGTAACATCAGCTCCAATTTCTGTAACCGTTGGGGAACCTATCATACCTGTAGCGGCTGTAATCACTACCGCCTCATCACCTTCTAACGGTTCGGTATCTGGCGTTATAACAATCTCTCCATCTTGTATACTCCAAGCAAACCCGTACTCCTCAGCAAAATTATCCATGATATCCTTGGAGGAACCTGAGAGTACTTGTCCACGTAGTTTGTCAGCTACTTGTGGTAAACCTTGAAGCGTACCAATATTAATGTCTGAGAAGGTTTTAAGGAGTTCCTCTATCGCTGATTTAACGCTAAGATTTTCGCTTAGTGTTTTGTTGAAGGTTGCGTTTTGCCAGGACTTTTCACCATCGCCTGAGTATATCGTTAGGAGTCTGTCCCTGCCTGCTTTGTTTTGGAATACGTTACGGACATCACCTTTAAACAGCAACCGCATATCACCTTCGTACCCGGCGTTTAAAACTATCTTGGTATAGCGCTCTTGTAAAGCCGACAAGGTATCTTGATTAGGATTGTACAGGGTTAACCGGGCTATGTTAGGGAAAGACAATATGCTCTTTGTTATTTCAAAGCTCAAGCGCAAACCCCGTATAATACGAGCTTCTCCGCCTGGAGGTATAACCGTCAACTCGTATACCCGTTTATACTGGCGAGCCATCTCGTAGCTCCTCTTCAGTTAGTATAAACAAACGGGAAAGATTACCGAACTGATCCTTACCGGGATCTTGTCTAGGGTTTTCCAGGTTTACTATATAACCTATACCGATATCTAAGTTGTACTGCTCAAATATATCAGCACCCGGTAACAAGGCGATACCACTTACCAAGTCCTTACCACCGGCGGCTAAATCAAGAGACCAAACACCAGTCCGTGAGTTAAGCAAAACCCGGATATCATATTTAGTCTCTTTAATAACTATGCTGAATAACTGCTCAGGCTTGGAACTTAATGGTATCTCAATCATAACCCTAACCAGTCAATGAGAGTTTTAAGAACTGATTTGTCGGTAGCTGCTGAAGGTTCGGTTGCTTCTTTTCTACCAGACTTTTCCGCCGGGGAAGCTTGTTCCTTAGCAGAACCGGCTTGCAATTGTTCCTCTGTTAACTGTACTATCTCAGACTCAGCGATAATAACTTGCTGCAAGTCTATTGACATTCTAACTATGCGAGAGGTGTTTTTGTCTTGCTGAACACTAACATTCGTTATGATCATATCGTCGTGAAATTCTAACTTAGTTTGTATTTCAACAGGTTCGCGATCTTTCTGTAATTGTACAATAGCCTTATATGCCGCTTTGCTACGGGTTATATTTTCAGTTGTGGAAGTTCCAAACAAACCCGTTACAGAGTCAACTATTTGACCAAAAGCCGCAAGTCCTATAGGAGTATCAGAAACTTGAGCTACTATATTAAGCCGCTTAGGTTGGACAACCGCATGGTCTGTTATCTCAGCACCAAACTCTACCGGGTTATTGGTTAAGCTAACTTCGTTAACATGGCTCTCTGATATAACAGCATCTAACTGTATATCGCCTATGGACTTTTGCGTACGAATAAATAGATTCTCAAAGCTCATTATTGATCCACCGCGCTATTAAGATCTTGGCTTGTCTGCAAGAACACATCGTATACAGATTGAGCGATTTCTTCGGGGTTTCTACCGCTACCGTTAACCATTATTTCAAGCTTCTCAACTATGGTACTGGTACTGGTCTTAGAAGTTAACGGGGTATCCAAAGTACCTGAGTTGAACAAACCTACTTCACGGGTTAGGAACCCCAGACCTGCATTCTTAAGGAGGTCGTTTATCGGTCCGCTTTTTTCTTCAGTTACGCCAATCTCTTTTGTTAAGAAACCAAGCCCTTTATCTTTTAACGCTTGGTTCATGGCGTCAGCGCCTTCCTCACGGAACAAGCCAAATATCTTATCCCAACCGTCAAATATCATCATGGTTAGGTCGTATACTTTTTGCAACACACTGGCAACCGTTCTTATCTCACCCGCCCATTCAGGGTACTTCTCAAGCATATCACCTATAAAGCTTTCACCGCCTTCAAAGAATACCTTAGCATCTTCAACCAGCGCAACAAAAGCAAGCGCCAAAGCAGATAACAGTAGAGGCAATAAGAAGAACCCGGCGTTAGCTGCTAAAGTTGCAAGCGTTAAACCCCGCATCAGTGCGATCATTTGATACAAGTGAGTTAGAACTCTCATAGCTATAAAAGCACCTAACGCTACAGACAAGAGCTTTAGTGCCGTTGTAAATTGATCTACCCACTTCGGTATGTTCTGTTCAATTATTTTGCGGTTAGCTATCCACCAGTCGGTAAACGTACCAACCATCTCTTTCATTATTGGTGCTAGTACTCGGGTAAACAGTCTGGATATATGTTTGGTAACTGACCACAAGTCAACTAGAGCGTCATTAAACGCTGCTGATACTTTAGCATCTTCAGCGGTTGTCTCGCCTAGTGCCTTAGCCTTGGTTGTCATCTCCTCTATAGCCTGAGGACCAAGTTGAAGCAGCCGTATAGAGTCTCTAAGACCCAGCTTATCAGCTAGTTCTATTTGCCTAGCGCGACCTAACCCCTGCATTCTACCAGACACTTCTTTCATCAGGTTGCTGGCGGATTTTATTTGCCCGTTAGCATCGGTGGTGGAAATACCAAGTAACCCAAAAGCCTCAACCCCAGAACCTACTCCTCGAGCCGCTTCAGAAGCCCGTAGAGACAATTCCCGGAGGGAGTTAGCCATACCATCGGCACTTCCCCCGGCAATTTGTTGAGCGTACTGTAGGGCGCTTACATTAGCTACAGTCTCCCCTATTTCGTCAGCTAGTTTACCCTGTTCATCCGATGCACGAGAAGAAGCTACTACCATACCCGTTAGAGCAGTAGCGGTAGCGGCTGCGACTTTAGCTAGATTTTTAACAACGCCGACAGTCTTGCCGATATCGTCTTTAAATTTCTTGGCTTCCCCGGAGTCATATTCAAACCCTAGACCCACCAATAATTCATCTATTAAAGCCATCTTACTTTCCTTTGGGTTTTTGGCTCATGGCTACCTTTAAATCCATTAGCTCGTGCATCGTCATAAGGTCTTCCATGGAATACGTACCGTCCTGTAACTCTTTTAGACTGCACATTGGCGGTTCATTTAATAACGGCCGATGCAGGTACGTATCCACATTAGGGAACCTTTTAGGATCTACAGTGAACCCTGAACTCTGGCCAGAAGTGCCTCTGCCTTCTGGCCTTTGAGCAAATTTCCGTAATTCACCTTAATAACAAACATGAACACCTTATAAACATCCATGAGGTCATCACCAGAGAAAGTCTGGTTGAAGGTTGTTTCTGTTATTTTGGTTCCGTCACAAGCTACACCAATAACAGCCGTTTTAACAAGCGCCGTTATTTCTTCAGGTGAGTTGGACTCAAACAGCAAAGCGATACCGTCGGAAAGAGCTTCTGCTTCTTCACCTTCGGTTGCTTTGGTCTTAGTTGATTTTAAAGCCATGGAAGCAATCTTACCGATACTGGCACCAAATGTCTTAGCCAGTTTCATCTTCATAAGTATTGCTTTTTCAGCAGGCCACTGAGTTACACTAAACTCGTGGTCGCCGATTTGAGTTGTTTCGGTATTACAAGCCATAACATAAACTCCCGGTATTCATATTATCACCCGGCCAAGTAAATTCCAGGAGGAGGTATCTAATTAGGCCGGGATCCTTAGATAGTCCGCCTTCCCCCTGGAAACCCTTTACCCCCCGTGAAGGAGATCCAAACGCTCTACTACAATGTTCCATTCTTGTGGTTGCGCATTAGTACCGCGAGTCATATCTGCTGGACGTGTGATATAACCTTGCGTACCAGATCCCAAGTCCAAACCCTTGGTATCTTTAAACTGAACAAAGATAGGAACAAACGCACCGTTTTCT